GGTGGATCTTCACCTGCTGCCACCGCCGCGCTGGCAAGACGGTCGGCATCGCCAACCATCTGATCCGCGCCGCCTACCTGAACCCCAGGCCATGGCCGCCGCCGCGCTACGGCTACGTCGGCCCCTCGTTCGAGCAGGCCAAGGATCTCGTCTGGAGCTACCTCAAGCAGTACACCGCGCCCATCGACGGCGTGCGCTACCTCGAAGGCGAGCTGGCGGTCGTACTCCCGCACAATGGCGCGATCATCAAGCTCTACGGCGGCATGTCGGCCTACGAGCGCATGCGCGGCATGTATTTCGACGGCATCGCCCTCGACGAGTACCCGCTGCTGCAGAAGACGGTGTTCTCCTCGGTCGTGCGACCGGCGCTCGCCGACTATCGCGGCTGGGCCATCGTGTCAGGCACCTCGAACGGCGACGATCACTTCAATGCGCTCAGGCTCAAGGCCATGGCCGACCCAGACCGCTGGGACGTGTTCCTCATCCCGTTGTCGGAAACCGGCGAGGAGGCCCTCAGCTACGCGGAGGCCAAGGAGCTGACGCAGGACATGAGCCCCGACGAATATGCGCGCGAGATGGAATGCTCGTTCGACGCGCCAGTCGAGGGCGCTTACTTCGCCGAGCAGCTCAACGCGCTGGCGCTGCAGAACCGGGTGACCAAGGTCCCGGTCGATCTGTCGCAGCCGGTGATCAGCTCGTGGGACCTCGGCGTGCATGACTATTGCTCGATCTGGCTTTGGCAGACCATCGGTAAGGAGATCCACTTCATCGACTACATGATGGACGTCGGCAAAGGCCTCGACCATTGGGCGGCCGAATTGCGCAAGCGTAAGACAATCGGCGGCTTCGACTACCGCTGCCACCTGCTGCCGCACGACATCGAGGCGCGCGAGATCTCGTCGGGCAAGTCGCGCCGCTCGATGCTGAACGACCTGATCCCGAAGAACGAGCCGATCATCACCGTGCCGCGCATCCGCTCGAAAGAAGACGGCATCAACGCCGCCCGCGCCATGCTCGGCTCGGCCTATTTCGACGACCTGAAATGCAAGACCGGCCTCGCCATGCTGCGCGGCTACCATAAGTCGCCGATGGGCATGCCAGTGCATGGGCCGGGCCCGCACAGCCACGGCGCCGACGCCTTCCAGACCGCAGCGGTGGGCTTCCATCTGGTCACCGGCCTCTCAGCCTCGATGCTGCGCCACGGCGCGATGCGCAGACGCATCAGGGGGCTGGTGTGAGCGCCCCCGAGGTGGACTATCTCAGCGCCGTGCTCAGGCTGACCGAAAGCGGGCGCGGGGAGGTGAGGGAGTTTCACGTCTCGCCGCACTTCGACGCCCCGAAGATTGAGCTTTCCATCATAGAAGGCGTCACCGCCGAGGATGAAGCCTTTGTGATCCTGAACCGGCGGCAGATCGAGTGCCTCGCCGACTTTCTCACGGCGTGGCTGGCGAGAGCCACCATCGCTCCCGCTCCCAGTAGTGGCCCTGGCCCCGCTCGCTCGCCATCCACGCCAGCATCGGGGGCATGACAGGCCCTATGAAATCAGGATAAGGTCTCCAGCATTCGGTCAGCTCCAAGGGACCGGCGGGCCGCCGGTCGATCTTCCTCGGAGCGTGTTGGCCCATGGCCATCGAGCGACTGTTCGCTACCTTCAAAGACGGCTCCTCGACGCCGAACTCGTACGATCCTGGCGATCCCGAAACCTATCACCAATTCATCCACGCGCTGATCACCGACGCCCGCGACTATGAGAACAGCGTGCTGGCGAAGACCCGCGACGAGGCGCAGAAATATTACTACGGCATGCTGCCGAGCCTGAGCGCTTCAGGCTACAGCGACACGCTGATCGTCGAAGATCCGAACGCGACTTACGAGGATATCCTCGGCCCGACCGAAGGCCCATCGAAGTCGAGCTTCATCTCGACCGACGTGCGCGACGCCATCCTGATGATGCTGCCGTCGCTGATCCGCATCTTCGCCGCGAGCGAGAACGTCGTCACGCTGGTGCCGCGCTCGCCCCAGGACGAGCTGATGGCCGAGCAGGCGACCGAATACGTCAACTATGTTTTCTGGCAGGATAATCCTGGTTTTCTGCTGCTCTACGGTGCGTTCAAGGACGCCTGCACGCTGAAGACCGGCTTCGTCAAATGGTGGACCGACAAGGCGAAGGCGGTGAAGCGCAAGCAGTTCGTCAACATCCAGATGGAGCAGCTCCAGATGCTGCTCTCCGAGGACCCGACCGCCAAGGTCGTGCCGGGTTCGCTGCAGCAGAACGCGACCGGCGGCGTCGATGTCACGGTCGAGGGCCAGGAGAACAAGCCCATCACCCGCGTCGAGGGCGTGCCGCCAGAGGAGATGCGGCTCGACCGTTACGCGCGCACCTTCGCCCAGTCCCGCATCGTCGGCCACGAGCGCATCGTCTCCATCGATGAATTGACCGCGATGGGCTACGACCGCGATCTCTGCGCCAACTACCTGCAGACCCAGGACGTTCACAACTTCACCATGGAGAGCCAGATCCGCAATCCTGGGCGCGGCATGTCGAGCCGTGTCGGCGACGGCGTGCTCTATGGCGAGTTCTATGTGCGCGTGGACAGCGATGGCGATGGCGTCGCCGAGCTGCGCTACGTCTGCACCATGGGCGAAGACCACGCGATCCAGCGCGACGAGCCCGCGAACCGGATCAAGTTCGCCTTGTTCTCAGTCGATCCCATCGCCCATACGCTGGTCGGCGACAGCATCGCCGATCTGACGATGGACGTGCAGCGCATCAAGACGAATATGACGCGGGGCGTGCTCGACAGCTTGGCCGAGAGCATCAATCCCAAGACGGTCGTCAACGAACTGGTCACCAACCTCGACGACGCCCTCAACGACGATCTCGGCGCCGTGATCAGGACCAGGGGCGACCCAGGCAATGCGGTCCAGTTCGCGGTCACGCCCTTCGTCGGCCAAGCGGCGCTGCCGGTGCTTGAGTACCTCGACGGCGTCGCGCAGCGCCGCACCGGCCTCTCCGACGCCGCGCGCGGCCTCGATCCGAAGGCCTTGCAGTCGAGCACGATGATCGGCGTCGAGGCGGTCATCAACGGGCAGCAGGAGCGCACCGAATTGGTGGCGCGCGTGCTCGCCGAGAGCGGCTACCGCGATCTGTTTCACGGCCTGTTCAACGAGATCGTGGAGAACGAGAACCAGTCGCGGACGCTCAAGATCAACGGCTCCTGGCAGACCTACCACACGTCGATGTTCGACGCCGACATGTCGGTCGAGGTCAACCCGACGCTCGGCAAGGGCTCGGACACTGTGCGCATGATGACGCTGCAGCAGATCAAGCAAGACCAGATGATGGTGTTCCAGCAATTCGGGCCGCAGAACCCCGTCGTCGGCATCCCCGAGATGCTCAACACCATCACCGATATGCTCGACCTCGCCAACATCAAGAACGTGACGAGGTACTTCAAGACGCCGAGCCCGCAGGTGATCGCGCAGATGCAGCAGGCGCCGAAGGAGCCCGACGCGATGACCATCGCCGCCCGCGCCAATTACGAGCGGGTCAAATCGCAGACCGCCAAGGACATGGGCGACCAGCAGTTCAACGCGCAGAAGGCGGCGCAGGACGAGGCCTTCCGCCGCGACCAGCTCGCCCAGCGCACCGCCAACGACAACGAGAAGAACCGCCTGACCGAAGTCCAGCTCGCCCTCGACCATCAGACCGATATGGCCCAGGTGCTCGTTGATCTGGCGCAGGCTGCGGCCAAGCCGGAGAACGACAATAACGGTGGGGACTTGCCGGGAACGTAAGATGAGTAGTAATCATTGAAGCAACCGAAGTGTTGTCATTGGGACAACAAGGTTGCCGATGATGACATGGCGCCCTTCGGCAATACGGACAAGATCGAGAACTTAAGCGAGCGGCGGGAACTCTCCGACGCCGCCAAGGCGTTGCTCGCCGACAAGGCCTTCGATTACGCCTGGACCGAACTCAGAAAACGCTGGTTCGCCGAGCTGATCCTGCTGCCGCACGCCTGCCCGCAGCAGGACGAAGTCGCCGCCAAGCTCCGCGCCCTCAACGCCATCGCCGAGGAGCTGGCGGCGGCGCGCGAGGGCTACCGCAACGATCTCAAGATGAAGGCCCGTCATGCCTGAAGCTGATCTCTCAATCGAGGTTCTGCGAGGGGCCTTCGATTATGACCCCCTTGGAGGTCAACTCGTTTGGCTGCGCGAGAAGCGGCGCGGACAGATCGCTGGCCATCGCACCAATGAAGGCTACATCGCGATTGATTTGCGCGTAGTTGGAGTGCGCCATCAGTTACTCGCTCACCGCGTGATCTGGGCGATTGTGACTGGCGAATGGCCTGGAGTGATTGTCGATCATCGCAATGGCGTTGGGACTGATAATCGCTGGGCAAATCTTCGCGAAGCCAACCATAGCGAAAGCGCTCACAACACCGCTCTCAGCGAGTTCGCTGGTACGACTGCAATCGGGCGCAAATGGCAGGCGAGAATTTGTGTCAATCGGAAGTACATTTATCTCGGCGTGTTCGACAGCCGAGAGCAGGCTCACGCCGCTTATCTTGAGGCCCGCGCGAAGCTCGTTCCCTTCCAACCGATCCCGAGGGCCGCCTGATGCCTCCCGAGGGATTGGACGAAGCGCGCGAAGCCTTCGCGCAGGAACTCCCCAACGCCACCCGGCCGCGCGACCAGTCTGGGCGCTTCGT